CTAGGTAACATTCTCATCAACAAAAAAAAGAATGTTGATTTTGTCTTTTTGAGAATGTTGACCTTTTAATAATGTTGACTCTAGAATGTCGACATTTTTTTTAATAGAAATTTCTTCTCTTGTATCCTCTTTGAACTCCATATTTTCCAAACTTAGATGATGTTTTCATTTTTTCCCATTGAAATAGGGTTGATAATATTTTATTAATCTCAATGCTGTCACTCTTTTTCATAAATCTAACGCTGTTTTTCAGGGCTTCTTCCCAAATTTCAGCGGCACAAACCTTATCTCTTAATATTAATTCACTCTCGTCATATTGTAGAATTGTAGAATCATATTCATCTAAAAAAGTCCTTTTTGCAAAAGCATCCATAGAGCTCCAATTTTTTGGTATTTTCTTATCTAAATAATCTAATATAATTCCTTTAAATACGTTATCTTCAGAATGTGCTTCTTGCTCTTTTACCGCTAATTCTAAAGCTTCTTTTGATAGGACTAAATTATAAGATTTATCTTTTGCAAGTTCACAAGCCTCAGCCCATATTTGATCTAACTCATCTTTCAAGTCATTAAAGATAGATTTCACTGGCTTATGAATAAAACAATCTATTGGCCAAAATCTTCTATTTCCTGTTTCATCTCTTAAAAAGTTAGTATCATTTGCAGTTCCAAAGAAGGCACATCTTCTTGGATATTTTTGGGCTCTACGCCCATACGATGCTCTAAAGACATCATCAGTTCTACTTAAAAAGTTTTTAACCAGGTTCATTTCAGATTTTCTTAAAGAACTAAGTTCTCCCATTTCTAAGATCCAACTTCCCTGGATTAACTCGCAAGCGTCTTTACCCTCCACATTAACCAAACTATCGTTATACCAGTCCATACCTAGTATTTTTAAAAATGTACTCTTACCTACACCTTGCGGACCTATTAAGATAGGCATATTATCCCATTTAATCCCACCATAAATAGCTCTTTTAGCTGCAGCTACTAATGATTTTTCTGAAACTTCTCTAGTGTATACATTATCTTCACAGCCTAGGTAATCTATAAATAAAGTTTCTAGTCTTTTTTCTCCATCCCATAAAGTTGATTGAATTCTAGTAGCAACCTTATTTTCTGCATTTTCTTCTGCAATCAAATTAACTCCATCTATAATTTTATTTGTAGACGTGATACCATAAGTACTCTCTAAATACCACCTAAGACCTGCATCATCTGTATCGGTCCACAACCTATCATCAGCTTCAAATTTTCTATCCCAAGGCACATCTTTTCTTACTAGTATTCTTGAAGAAAATATATCCTTGAAAATTTTAAACTTTAATGCTCTATCTTTTCTTAAAATCAGCATTATATTAGCAAGGGTATTAAGTACTTTAGAACTATCTTTAGCATTATATACAAGTCCTGCTGTCCAAGAATCATCTTCTTCAACTAATACACCATCAACAGCATCTACATTAGGATTATTAGAAACTGAGAATTCAGCTATTGCTTTTTGCCTTCTCTCATTAAGTAAATCTGAATTAACTGGAGTCTTAGCAAAAACCCATTCTTTCATAGCTAGCCAAGAAGGTAGCTTGGCCACAGGAGTTTTAATATCTGCTTGGATATCCAAATGACCGAATTTATGTAATCTTACTAAGTCAAAAGCATTTACTAATTTTTGACTACAAGGGTCAGTGGCATGATGTGAGTATAAGAAAAGTCCATCTTGATACACAATAGCTCCAGCAGTAGTACTTCCGCCCACAAAGGTTAATCTATCAGATATATCACAGGGTTCATATACTCCAGGTAAAAACTCATCTATTGCTTGGTAAATATTAAACCTTCTACAAAAAGCCCCTACCATACCCTCTTTTTCTAAAGGGTTTTCTTGTTGCTTCAGCAAAGTTAAATGATGCTTTTGAGCATCAGGAACTTCTGGCCAAGTTGATACATCTCTCCAATCAGCATACATATTAAGAACTGCCTTACCATCTAGCATAGGCTTGTCAGCATAAGTAAAAACATAATCACTATCAGTAGAATGGCTAGGCCAGTACATTAACCTAACAGCTTGAAAGGTAGTAGGATCACAATAACGTAATCCTATAGACTCTGCTACCTTCCTTGCTATCGGTTCATACTCATCAGCAGATACATCTTCAGCTAAGGGCAAAATAACTCTTATTCTAGGCTTAGTAGTTTGGTGCTTACGAGTGCTGTACACTGCATAAGCACACCCTAAACTATTAAGAGTTTTTATAATCTTAGTGTCATCTTCATAAGCTAGATTATCTAAGTCAAGAGTAATTAAACTCCTGCTTTCAACAGCTTCACTTCTTCTAAGATTCCCTTTTAATTTTCCACCAACAAAGCCTCCAACGTCCTTAATATCATCTTGCTTAGCTTTAGAATAAGATAAGAACTCGTCTAGTGTTTCAGCTGTTATTTTAGGTTTACTTAATCTTTCCACAAATTCAGACCAGGTAATCTCTGTAGTTACCCACTGCTTAGATAGTCTGTTATTTGCTTCAGATATTATTAATTTTCTCGAGTTCTCCATTTGCTATCTCCTTTTACTCAAGTTCTATTATTTTAGATATGCAGTTAATTGCTCCAGGAATGTTTAAAGCAATTAAATTCCTAAAAGTCTCATTCATTAAAATAGCCTTTTTAGCTGTATAGCCCTCACATATCCCCATTATGATAGTAGTCCAATCTGTTTTTAATTTATCAGCAATGTTCTCTAAAGTATTTTCGTTATCATATTCATCTGCTTCATTCCCTTTTTCTATCCAGGACAAGTACTCAACAGCCTTGTTGTAGTCTTCTAATCCGTTTTTCTTTTCTGCACGAACCAGGTACTTAACTACATTCCAAATTCTAGTCCCTAAAGGGTTAGGCATGTTTCTGACAATTGCGTCAGATAGATCCTTACATTCAAAATTACAACCTGGTATCATGTAATGCTTTGGTGAGTGAACATTATCACTAGCAAGCTCCACATTCTTTTCAAAGTTCTTTCTTAAATCCTCGTCTGGAGCTTCACCGATAGCAATCAGTATTTTCTTTTCAAGAGAAGGGCTTTCTATATTAAGTCTCCCATTTTCTACGTATGATAGAAAGCCTTGAGTAACACCTATTTTTTCAGCAAATTCTTTTTGAGATAAATTATTTTCAATTCTAAATTTTTTTATTTTTCTTCCTATATGCAACATAAAATCCTCCTAATCTTTCATATAATAGCTACCAGTAAACCCAGCAGCATTTAATATTAATCCTTTTGCCCAACTAATTTCTTCTGTCATAGTTTTTATAACTTCTTCTAACTCTACAGATTTTGGAACATCTAGTATTATCTCATCGTGTACATGGAACACTATTGGCCAACCTTTAGCTTTTACTCTTAGCAAAGTTTCTGCTAAGCAGTCTCTTGCGATAGCTTGCACAATGTTTTCCGTTAATTTACCGCCATAAGTTGGGATAACTTCCCACTTCTTAGATGTTTGATTAATACCCATGTAATGCATCTGCATTTGGCCAAATTGATTTTCTTTTAAGAATGGCTTTGGGTAGAATAGTTTTCTACCGCTTGGTAATTCTATTGTGAAAAAGTCTTGGCCATAAATAAAATCGTACTCTTTAGCTAACTTTACACATTTGACTATTTGCGGTTCTCCCGTCTCTAATACTTCAACTGCTGCATTCTCTAATGCATACCACAACTCCACAATTCTTTTAGATGATTTTCTCCATCTATCAACAATGTCTTTCATTTCTTCATCTGTCAGCCCCATAGCAGCTGCACCCATAGCAGTTAAGGCTCCAACACTTCCTTGGTATCCTAGTGCAAGTTCTGCAACTTTTCCTTTAGCTCTTAGATGATAGTTTTCTTCTCCTTTTGCTATAGTGTTGATAGGTACTCCAAACATTTGAGATGCAGAGGCTTCATAAATTTTTCCATGCGTCTTAAATACTTCCATTCTCCACTCTTCTCCAGCAAGCCAAGCTATGACTCTTGCCTCTATTGCTGAGAAGTCTGACACAACAAAGTGATTACCTTCAGAGGGGATAAATGCTGTCCTGATAAGCTGAGATAAGGTATCGGGTATATTTCCATAAAGCATTTCTAATAGTTCACCATCACCTTTTTTTATAACATCTCTAGCTACATCTAAAGTTTCTATATAGTTACGAGGCAGGTTCTGTACTTGAACTAATCTTCCAGCATATCTACCTGTTCTGTTAGCTCCATAGAATTGCAAGAGCCCTCTCACTCTTTCATCTTTACACATAGCTTCGTCCATAGCTTTATATTTCTTAACAGATGTCTTAGAAAGCTCTTGCCTTATCTCTAAAACTCTTTTAGCTTTCCCGTCTTCTAAAGTATCTACCATTTTTTCAACAGTAGCTTTTTGTAAATTCTCAACTTCTTCTCCTGCTTCTTCTAACCAATTTAGTAATTGACTAGTAGAATTAGGATTGTCTAAATTTGTTATCTCTCTTGCTTCTTCTAGTAAATTAGCCCTGGATAATGCATCTATATACAGAGCACCGTTTACTAATTCACTATCAACTCTTACTCCGTATGCATTCATAAAAGTATCCAATACCCAAAGTTTCCATTCCCTGTCAGGGACAGGAAAAGCACTTAATCTTCTACCTATTTCCATTTCGGTAACTACGTCTTGAATACAATATTCTTTAAATAGCTCCCATTTTTCTGGGGCATGATGAGGCAAGTTTCTAGATCTATTCCCATTACTTTTAGTAGGGTTACATGGTATACAGAAGTATCTTATTAAGGCACTTCCTGATGTTAGTTTTTTCTTATCTTGAGGTAAACCCATTGCATTACCTATTGCAGCAAGACCAGCAGTATATCCACAATAAAGACCGTGTACCATAGTACAATGCCATTGTTCCAAAGGAGTTTCTATTCCAGCCATGTTCAAACACCACCATTCAAAGACAGCGTTGTATGCATACTTAATACAAGACTCATCTTTTAAAAGGTCTAATACTTCTTGTGGGATAACTCCACCTTGTGCAAGGTCTATTATTTTTACATCTTGGCCATCAATGGAGTAAGCAAACAAAAGTATCTGAAAATCATCACTCATTGCATATTTATAAGCACCTGATTTTCCTATGTCTACAGAGCTAAATGTTTCTATATCTATATTTAAAGTTCTCATAATCGCTCCTTTTTTGAAATTGAAAGGCAGTATTAAAACTGCCCTTCTTATAAGTTTTTTTATAGAATTGGTTCTCCAGTAACTGGATCTATTTCTACCTCATCAAATTCATTTTCTGCTTTAATTCCTACAGCTGATAAAGGCTCTCCATCCATTAGCTTTTGTACATTACCTAGACCACAACCTATTCCTTTTTTACCACTTACTGCATAAGGGAAAAAGTTCACTGATACTCTTGCATAAATTCCTGAGTATATTTCAGATTGGTTAAGAATTGGTTGAGCTCTTACATCAACTATTCCAGGTTGGTAATCAATCTTTGCACTTGCTGTAAACACCCAGTGCCCTTTACATTCGGGTCCAAATTCTTGGCCATCTGATGGTCTCACTCCGTCTCCATCATATATTGGGATAGTTGGTTTTGGAGGTTTAACTCCATTCCACACACTGCTAATTCCTTTTTCTATTGCTGCATTTATAGCTGCATCTAGTTTCATTTTAGTTTGTACATCAGTCTTTGGAACTAGAATTGTACAACTGTACTTTTCTTCTTGCCCTTTTTCTGCTGCATAAGGTTTAAATAAATGCACATAACTTAATCTTACTTTCCCTGTCATTACTCTTGTTTCATTAGCCATTACTATCACTTCTCCTTTTATATATTATTAATATCATCAACTGCACTAAATTCATCATCAGCCTTTATCTTGTTTGTTATAGCTTCTCTTTTATCTGAAGCTTCTACAAGAGTTGGCTTCCCTACATTCATAACTATTAAATCTCCAACTAAATTATTAAAATCTTTTTTACCTATTACCTTTTCTATTTGTGCTAAAGTTAAGTACTTTCTTTCATATAACAGTTCTTCAGCTATTCCATTTTCTTTAAGTACTTTTATAGCATCATCTGTATTTTTAAAACTTCTACTACCTTTACCATTAACTACCTTCCAACCAGGAATGTTATTTCCTTTTAAGCTTTCTGATAATGCGTATTTCTCTATTTCTTTTACCCACTTATCCAAATCTTTTGCCTTTTGCAGTATTTCTCCAATTTCTTCTAAAGTTAATAGGTCTACAGACTTAAACTCGTACTTTGCTAGTTCTAAATTAGCATTAGCTCTTGCTTTACAGGTAGCTTTAGCTTTACAAAATTTACAGTGTTCACCATTGTTAAAATCACCATCTCCATTTAAAGCCATTACAGCCTTTTCTTGAGCTTTCTTAGCAAAGGTTAGTAAATAATCGAGACTACATTCCCAAGTGTCTATGCCTGTTAATCTTGGCTGTACGATTGACATTTTAATGTGCTCTATAGGGAATATCATTTCATAAGCGAGATATGCTCCTAATGCATACAGAAGTAACTGAGCATTATTTTCAACACTTACAGGAACACCTTTTCCATATTTAAAATCTATAACATGTAAGGTATCATTAGAGATTAGAATACAGTCAGCTGTACCAAATCCACCAGGAACATATTGTGAGAAATCTACTTTTTGTTCCACAGAGATATGTGGGGTAGTTTCGTAACTGTACATCTGTTCTTGTATAAACTCTACATACTCATCTGTGTAACCTTGCATTTCTTCCTGGTACAGCTCTTTTTCTTTCAGCTTCTTCATAGCTGAAGTAAACTTTCTTGAAGTTAAACCAGGATCTATTAACTTTTTCACTTTTAACTCTGCTATTTCATGTGCTAGGCTTCCTTCTTTTGCATATTCACTCTCTACATCTTCAAATTGCTCACAGAGTCTTACAGAAGGTGGACAAGCCATCCACCTTGATGCACTAGAAGGTCCTAATAGTGCATGTGCCATTAAATATCAACTCCTAAATTTTTAAGTTCTTGAACAAAAGCTCCATAACTTTCTTGAGGCAGAACAGTTATAGCTTTAACTCCAAATTTACCTAACAAATCTTTCATAGTTTTTCTGTTATTTTCAATGTCTTTCGCTATCCAAGCAGCTGCTATTCTTTGTAAATCATCTGCAGTATACTCAGCTGTCTTAGTTGGTAAAGGAGTTGCTACAGCTACAGGTGCTTCTTCTTTTTTAGCTGGTGCTATTGGTAGCTTAGGAGCGGGGGCTTCTTCTTCCTTTTTAACAGTTTCTTTCTTCTCTTCTTTTTTAGCAGAAGCATTATCTATTGCTTCACCAATTGCTTCACCAATTGCTTTTTGTGTATTGTTTATTACCTCAGTACAGTTAGCTTCTATGAACTCTCTTATTTCCTTTTTAACTTCTTCCACACTTCCTGTAAATTCTACTTTTACCATTTATTTATCCTCCTATTTGCATTTTTTAATAAATTGTTGTACTATATAATCAAATATTGGTTGGTAGTCTGTTGATGATGTGGTAGTCGCAACAGACTTTTTATTTATTCTCAGCATACTGAACACCTCCTTCACACAGCATAGTTCCAAAGTTCTTTGATATCCATAGTTAGAGACTCACCCGTTACAATGTTTGATAGAACAGCAATATCTCCGTCTTCTAAAACTAATTCAAAATAATTTCCATCTATTAAGAACATTTAACCAACTCCTTAACGACCATTTATTGCCATAGGCATGATTATATAATCTGTGTTATCCTTGCTAAATTTAACAGCACTTCTATTATTTTTTCCTAAAGCAATATTAAATTTATTATCCTTAATCCACTTAAACCACAGATCCGTATATTTAAAATCTAGAGCTGTTTTTAAATTAGCTTTTGTATTAACTAATTCCATAATCTCTAAAAATAATTTGGACTCATCATTTGGATAAGCTTCGACAGATACTTTTCCATTTTCAAAGTTAAAAAATCTAGTAAAATACTCCTTCCCACCTACTGACTTTAACATCTTCCAAACTGTATTTTCAGTAAAATTAATGAGAGGATATGCTTCAGAATGGCTTTCATACTCTAAATCTTCAACCACCTTTGATATATTAGGGACTTTTATATCTTTTAGGGGCTCGTATTCAGTTACTTCCATCTCTACTTGAACTGCGATTTTTCCATCTTTAAGTACAGCTATAGATGTTGCCTTTTTTAGTTCTTCTAAAATGGGGAATATCAGAGGGGCATAAGTTCCAGGTAAATCTTCATGAGTATCTTTAATAGATGCAAGTCTATACGTATCAGTAAATCCAGCATATTTTCCAGCAACTATCAGTCCTTTAAGTTCTCCACTTTTAGCAATACTAGCAAAATGATTTAAAACTTTTATATCGTCTTTTCCCAAAACTAGAACTTGCTTTCCCGTGTTTTTAGAATTGTAATCATTTATATTCATTTCTTCTCCTTGAAATCTTAAATTTTTTAATGTATAATTTAAGTAAAATATGTTACCTAAATATTTTTTCTTGAGACATCTGTGTTAGTTTGGTCGCTTACTACAGATGTTTTTCTTTTGTATGCTGCTAATATGCTAGCTATTACCAATGCTAGTTTCTTCATAGCTCTTCTCCCTTATGCTTATCAAACCAATCAGGAAGTTTTTCTTTAATTACTAAGTGCTTGACACCAATTTTTATGCAAGGGAAATCTCTATATTCTCTTGCAATCTGTTTTAACTTTTGTAATCCTATTCCAGTTAATTTAGCAGTTTCTGGCATTGTCAGCATCATCTTTTCTTCCATAAATCCTCCTTTTAATTATTAAGTTTTATTAATTGCTCTATTATGTTCATACATTCATTTTCAACGAATGTTAGATTATTAGCAGGTCCACTATCAACATGAGCAGTGTCAAAACCAATATAATAAATACCATCTTCAAATCTATATCCACTATAAGTTAGTCCACCATGACACTCAATATCGTTGATATCATCATAGTGTTGCTCGAAGTAGATATGATTTTTCGGTACTTCTACATATCCAAAGTACCAGCTATATAAGATATCATCCGTGCGAGTTATTACATAACTATACCCTTTAAAAATTCCAACTTTCATAACTCGTTTTTTATCCTCCTTTTTAAAATAAATCTCCAAAATCATACAGCTCTACATATTTGCAGTAGAACTTCCAGATTAAATTGATTAACCATTTTGCCTTAGATTTGATATCCTTTAATGAGTAGATTAGCCATACAGTTTTATATTTAATTACATCTTTAAAAGATGATCTTGCAAAAGTTTCAGCTTCATTGATTTTCATTAATAACCCCCATTTCTATGTACTTTTGGATAACTTCAATAGCATCTATTAACTTTATATTTTCGGGGAAAACTATAACATTTACCCATTTTTGAAATACTTTACAGTGCATTTTGAACCTCCTTTATTTTCCACAGTACTTAAATTGCCCCTTAAAGCCTTTCACAGTTTCAACTCCCAAGAATCCGAAGCCATTAGATCCTTGAGTGCACCATCTTTTTTCATATTCGTTGACTTCATTGATAGACCCAACAAAGTCATAACTTTCAAGGGAACCATCTCTTCCACAAGCACTAAGTTGGTTAATTCCGAACAGCTCTTTAAAAGCAATCGGTCTACTAGCTTTGTGACTAAAAATCCCTAATATATTTTCTAGTTTTTTCATTTTTATCCTCCCTTAATGTTTCATTCCTTTATAAATTTTTTCTAAATTATCTAACGCTACATCTCTCATTTCATGCTTACTATTGGTCAACACATCTTTGATATTTGAGTACCAGATTTCAGCTATTTTCTTATCGGAATAGTGGCTGTAGTCAATTCCTAATAAGTCCATTTGGGGTTTACCTCCCAGTACAACCAATCCAAACATTATCTTTGCTTCGTGATTTTTAAAATATAGATCTTCCATTTTTCCTCCTTTAAAAAATATCTCTAACTATTACTTTTATTCTTTTAGCCGCTTTGTAGGCTTCTTCTAAATCTTTAAAATCAAGAGATACAAAAGGTCTTCCAAATAGAATCGGGAAATCATAGCAAAAACAAATGTCTATGTCAGATTTAAAATTAACACTAATCACTACATTTTCAGAAGTAAAGACATTCAGATAATCTATTTCAGATAAATCTTTAGCAGTTAAAGTATCATCTGTTTCATGACCTTCACAAGCTATTCTGTAATCAAGATCTAAATCCTTTACTCTTTTAATAAATCTTTTTATTTTCTCAACTTTTAAGTTATCCATATATTCTCCTTCTATTCGTTTAAAAATACATTAATGAAATATTGTTGCCCTTTACCAGTAACCTTTGGGGTTTTACTTATTCTTATAGATCCATCAGGATTAAGCACTGTTCTTTCTTTTATTTCAAACAGTCCCAAGTTCATTGATTTTTGAGTTGGCATGTTATAGCTTTCACCTTTTTGTTTAATTAAAAATTCGTTTTCTCTCATCCATTCAAATAATCTCTTTTGTCCTGTATCGACTCCGTTCTGCTTAATCAATTTTGCTAGATCGCCAATCAATATCGAAGATTGAGAAGTTGCTACTGCATCGGCAAATATTACTTTTGGTTTATCTTCTTTTACTTTATTCTCAAGTAACTCAATCTTTTTTGTATAATCTTCTATCATGTGAGATTGAATTTGATTAGCTCTTGCTAATATCATCTCTGGACTATTCCAAGCTTCTTCACACTTAATAAAATATTGTCTAGCAAGTTTACCTTTTTCAGTATTAGCTACCATTGAAATCTCTTTTGCTACTGATAATATAAATAAAAGGTCCACTTTTTCTTGCTCTCCTCCAAGGGTATTACATTTTTGATATACCCTTACAAAGTCTTTATTTTCAATGAAATTATACTTATCGATAATTCTTGAACTCCATATTTTAAATTCTGTGCCAATTTCTAAAAACTCATGCAATTCTCTTCCGCTTACTAACTGTTGCCCGTCTCTTATTTCAATTTTAATTAACTCGTTCATATAATCGATCTCCTTTTTTAACTTTCTTTAATCCCAAGAAACTTCAACATTTTCTTTTTAGTTTCTCCGCCATTTCTGTTGCCTCTAATAATATCAGAGCAATAGGCAGGCTTTATTCCTAGCATTCTAGCTAGTTCAACTTGAGTCATCCCTTTTTCTCTTAAAACTTTTTTAACTTCCATTTCAAAATCTAATTTTGTCATATTTACCTCCTCATTTATAAAAATTTAATTTTTTTAATTTTTTATTCTTTTTATGCAATTTATTAGGTAAAAAAAATTAAATTAATATCTTCATTTAAGAGATTTAGATAATTTTTTATAGACATAATCTCAGTAACAGTAAAATCAGATCCTTTTTTCCTATTTATTTTGTTTGATAGTCCTGCCACAGAAAGATTAATCTTGCTCGCTAATTCAACATAAGATACCCCTTTTTCTCGTAATATGCCCTTTAATTTATTATAAGCCAATATTTTCACCTCCCTTTTTTTGATAAAAAATAAATTTTTTAAATTTTTTACTCTTTTAAAGATAAAAGTAGTTTAGCATATCTTTTTAATCTCGTCAATATTTTTTTATTAAAATTTAAAAAATTTTATTTTATTTGCATTTTAAGAGTAAAAGTGATATACTTCTTCTATAATATAATAGGAGGTAATATTATGTCTAAAGGTAAGGATGAGTCTAATGAAATAAATTATGCATTGCTACTAGAAAATTTTTTCTCAAATCCAAGTTTTTTTGGAGGTATAGTAAGGTATTGGAGAGAAGAAAAAGGGTGGAGTCGTAAGAAGTTAGCTGATGAAGTTAACATGCATCCAAGCAATATCCAAAGATATGAAGAAGGTAAAATAGCAAATATTCCTTTTTCTGTGGTTGCCTTATTTGCAAAGGCATTTAATGTAAGTATAGAATCTTTTTTAGGTAAAGAAGTAACAGATAAAGTTTCTTATATATTTTTTGAAAATTTTATAAAAGAAAATGACAGAAAAAATGAAAAAATAGGGGATTTAAAAGTGATAGAAAACATATTTAAAAAGTTAGGTGTTTCCTATTCACCAGATTTTGACACAAACCTTGGTAAAATTCAAAAGGGAGACTTAAATCCAGAATTCAATCTTATGTATGGAGCTTTTTGGTTGAAGGTAGATTTAGAGACATTAGTATTTATAATTTTATTGCTTGCACCTAATAAAGATCCATTTGCTGGGAAATTAATCACCTATGAAGAAGCAAATGATTATCTCGGAAATATGGTTGAAAAAAGAGGAGATGAATATACTAATTATCTAAGAAATCAACCTAATAATTTTTGGTTTTTAGTAGGCTCATTTAAACATCCTTCATATAATAATAACTCAACATCAAGAAAAAGATTTTTAACAGAGCTAAAAACTTTTTTAAAATTTGTGAAAAATGCAAGATTAACTCAACAAGAATGTAATGAAATGGCAGATGGGATAAAAATGGCATACTCACTTTTGAATCAATTTCCAAAAATAATGAATTTAGATGATAATGAAGAAGAAAATTATGAATAGATATAATGCAGATTACAGAGATATTAGAGATCAAGTTCTTAAATTGGTAGAAACCGTCTATATTGAAAAATAAAAAAGCAATAATTAAAGTGTATGAATACCCTGAAGGTGAAGTAAATCAGGTTACAGATATAGAATTAATAGAAAAATAATTAGGAGGTTTTTAAATGGTAAATGTTAGCTATTTTTATGATGAAATCGATTTAAAAAATTACCAAGTTGATTTCAAACAGTCTTTAACAAGAGCTTTTTTAGATTCAGTTAAGCAAAAACAAGAATTGGTGTTAGCTGTACATAGTTTGGATGATTTAACTGGGCCTTATTTAACAGACTTGTTTACAGAAGATGCTATGAAGAAATTAAAGAAAGAAAAGGTAGTCCTAGTAAGTTACAATGGACAATATATCAAATTAAAAGTCATTACTGAAAAAGTATCTGTTTCAGGGAATCAGTTAAATATACTGGCTTGTTTTATCTCTGGAAATTTTTTAATAAAACTAGCTAAACAGTATAGTTTAAGTCATATAAATTGGATTCCATGGACACCCGAAGATATTCAAGTGGCTTCTAAGGATATAAAATTAATTAAAAAATAACAAAAAAAATACCCCTCTTGAGTTCGTAACTCTAAAGGGGTTAAAAAGAGTGTGTCCATAAAAGGTTGACAAAATATAAATATTAAAGTATACTAAATATAACAAAGATGACTTGGCTATAGGGAGAGTTGTCTCCTTGGCTATCAAGAAACCTGTTACTTTATTTAGTAGCAGGTTTTTTCATTATAAGGAGTAGTTTATGACTATAAAATACGACAAACCATTTTTGACATATGAAGAACAAATAAAAAAACTGAGAGAGGACTATAACTTATCTGTTGGTGATGAAGAAATAGAATTAGAATTACTCTCAACACTTTCTTACTATGAATTAATAAATGGGTATAAAGATTGTTTTATGGAAAATAATAAATTTGTTGAAGATAGAAGTTTAATAGATATATTTGTTTTTAATATCATAGATAAAAAATTTCAAAATATTTTATTACATTATAGTATCTATGTTGAGAATATTTTTAAAACAAAATTAGCTTACCATATTGCAAAAAATAAAGGTATTCACTATTCAGAATATTTAGATGAGAATAAATATCATACCTCTACCCCAGATAGAAAAGCTAAATTATTAGCAGTTATTGGAAATTTCACAAAAGTTCATTTCAATTCTGAAGATACTCCAACAGTATTTTATAGAAAGAGGCATAATCATATCCCACCTTGGATTTTATTTAAAAATGTTACTTTTAATAACGCTATTGACTTATACTCTTTTTTAAAAAGGAATGAAAAATTAGAAATTATTTCAGAATATTTTTTAATTGATAATAAAAATATAACTGATGATGAGCGATTAGAACTCTTTAAAAATATGTTAATAATAACTAGAAAATTTAGAAATAAAATTGCTCATAATTATAAGGTTATAGGGGTAAATTTAGAAAAAGTTAGTTTAAATACATCTGTTTTTAAAAAGATAGATACTTTCGGATGCATTTCTAACATAGATATAAAAAAGAAAAGAGGAAGAAATGATATTTATGCAATGTTAATTTCTGTCCTATTCTTATTAAACACAAATTTACTTTATACCTTATTTTTAAAAGATTTAGCATTTTTTACTGAAAATAATTTAACAAATCCATCAGAAAATTTAAAACAATTAATTGAGTTATATATAAATAAACTTAATTTACCAAATAATTTTTTTGAATTATTTAAAAATATTTATAATTTGGAATTAAAGAAACTAAATGAAAAAGCAATTAAGAAATAACAAAAAAGCCTCTCAGTTGCTACCAACAACTAAAAGGCTTCAAGAGTGTGGTACTCTTCTATATCATCTGTTTAGATTATATCACACTCTGTTTAAGTACGTCAATTTGAAAGGAGTGTGATTTTGTATGGCTGGTAGAAAAGCTAATGGAGAAGGTACTATCTCTACTATTATAAGAAACGGCAAGACTTACTATAAAGCCAATATCACTGTTGGTTGGAATAGTGATGGTAAACAGATTAGAAAAAGTTTTGGTAGTTATAAAAAGTCTGTGGTACTTGATAAAATGAATACAGCTAAATATCAAGCTAAAACTAATTCTTTATCTAATTCTGACATAAAGTTTGGAAAATTATTTGAACACTGGATCAACAATTTCAAAAAAATAGAAGTATCTTCTAACACATTTACAGTTTATGAAACTACATATAATTTAAGATTAAAAGATTATTCTATTGCTAATAAGAGGGCTAATCAAATAACATTAAAGGACTTACAACAATATTTCAATGAGCTACAAGAAAAGTTCTCCCCTACTACTATAAGAAGAACTTATGTACATATCCACTCATGCATAAAATTTGCGATTATTGAAGGGATAATGATGAAAGATTATTGCCTAGCTGTAACATTACAAAAAATTGAAAAAAGAAAAAAGATTAATGTTTTTTCTAAAGAAGAACAAGATTTAATTTTAAAAACTTTAGATAAAAGAAATATGGTAGACTGCATTATATATTTTACATTTTTTACGGGTTTGAGACTTGGAGAAGTATTAGGTCTACAATGGAATGATATTAATGAGAATATGTTGACAGTTAAAAGACAGTATAGAAGAGTTCCAAATGAGGATAAAGATAGTGGAGTAAAATTAAAATATATTTTCAAAGATTTAAAAACTAAAAATAGCGAAAGAGAAATTCCATTACCAGATAAAGTTTTAAAAATGTTAAAGGAACTACCTCGTCATAATGATTTAATATTTTCTGATGTTGGAAAACCTATAGAAATAAAAAGACCACAAAGACGAATCACTTATCTTTGTAAAAAATTAAATATTCCTCATAGAAGTTTCCACAGCATTAGGCACAGTTATGCAACTAGACTATTTGAATTAGATGTTCCAATTAAGACTGTTCAAGTCTTACTAGGACATGGAGATATATCTACTACAATGGATATTTATACGCATGTCATGAAAGAGAAAAAATTAGAGGTGCTTGATAAGTTAAATAACTTATAA